ACTGTTGCGCCGGCAGTATGAGCAGCTCTTGTAGTTCCATTAGTTGCACGCGCTCCCCCACTTAAAGTATTAGTACTTGTATCGTTAGCAGTAAAACTTATATCTTCTGTTCCGATTCTAATTTCACCTGTAGAGGGAAATGCTGCAGAGTTGGTTAGAACGACATCGGTGACTGCGGCACTATCAATAAGTGTTGTTGCTAGAGTGGTTGTAGCAGCTCCAGGAGAAGTACCTCCATATAATGCCGTACCCCACCCATAGCCACCCAATTGTTGAGAAGGTCCTACGGCATAATAACACAGGACTGAAGCAGACCCACTTGTAGATAAAGGAGTTCCTGATTCCTGAGTATCCATCGTAATAGTAAAAGTTGTAGAGGTTGGTACTGAAGCCACCATAAATTTAACATCTTCAAAAGTAGCGTCGGTATAAGTAGATCCAACTGCCGTAACCCCACTTACAGCATCAAACAGGACGATGTCATCTTCACCCAGACCATGGACTCCCGTGCACGTGACTGTGACTTCTGTTGATGATGAGGTACTTGTAAAATTAGCGCCTGTTAAAGTCGCTCTAATTGGATGAATATCATAGTATGTACCGCCCGAATAAACATATAAAATTCTGTTTGTTCCTAAAGCTGCATATTTAATTCCGGCGTTATCATCCCAATGATGAATAGCTCTAGTAGCACCGGTTAGTTTATCATCCCCTAATTGAACCCAACCACCAATTTTTTCTGGTGTACCGTATCTAAAACGAACATTATCGCCGTCGTACCACTGCCCTTCGGCTCCTGTCTCTGTAACTTGTTTGTTAAATCCTGGTAAAAACCCTAATTTTTGTAGCATATAAAAACCTGTTTATTAAGATTTATATCAGATTGTGGGGAATTTCAATAGACTATTAAAGACTATTCTCAATTGTTATTTTATTCCATGTAAGAGTATCTTCACTCCATACATATCTTTCGTTCACAGTCTCATCAGTAGGTTTTGGTATTGGTGGATTCCATAAACAAGTTGATTCATTTAAAGTCCAACTTTCATAAAGTTTTGGTGGAATAAAAGCATCTTTTGTTTCATTATAAGTCCAACCAATTCCAGCATAATTTTTTCTAAAAGGTGTTTTTCCTTGTTTATGATTTCCACCATACATATTGTAAGAAGTTCTTTTCCATGTACCACCAAGTAAGTTAATACAAAATGTAATTCCTACAGATTCTACTTCGTTACCATTTTCATCTTGTGTATCTTTGTCAGCTACAGCGATAACTTGTGTAACTTCATTTAATTCATTTAATTTTGCAAAGTAAGCCATATATTTAATTCTGAAATTTATATTTTATTATTACAATTCCTTTACCACCAGCACCTCCTGGTTGATCAAATGCACCCCAATAGTTTCCAGAGCCTCCTCCTCCACCACCAGAGTTTGCTCCTCCAGAGCCAGCCGCACCAGAAGAAGCGTCACCATAACCACTACCGCCAGAATTAATTGCAGAGCCGCCACCAGCACCGCCATAGCCACCTGATCCTGTGTAAATCCAATCATTAGCGCCGCCTCCGCCACCAATTCCACCATCACCACCTTGTCGTGCGGTATTATTCCAATTTCCACCGCCACCGCCACCAGCCCAATAGTAGCTATTTCCATCTATATTATTTTGTCTTCCAGTACCTCCCCAATTTCCTTGCTTAGTGCCTGAACTTCCAGTACCCGAGTAAGCAGCAGACGCGGCTCCTCCGCCACCACCAGCCGCACCACCGACACCATCATTACCATAAGCAGTTGTTCCTGAAGCGGCAGTATTTCCTGTAGATGTACCCGCAGTTCCGCCTGTAGCACCACCACCAGAGCCACCATCAAGACCAGAATTATCAGTTTCTGTGCCACCTCCTCCGCCTCCAGCACCTTTACATTCGTAAGAAGCAGATGCACCATTAGCAAAATAGCTGGCACTTCCTGTAACACCTATAGCACCACTTGTTGGTCCAGAGGCTCCAGCACCTATTGTTATAGTATAACCAGTTGCGGTTAATAATTCTGTAATAGTTCCTTCTATAAGTCCACCAGCACCTCCACCGCCTCCAAGATCAGCACCACCAGAACCGCCACCTCCGACAACAAGAACTTCAACTCCTCCTGTGCCTGTAGCATTACCAGCGGAAGAAACAGTAAAAGTTCCTGAATTTAAAAAAGTATGTATTTTATAATCTCCTGAAGTTGCAGTTGAATCACCACCAGAAGCAGACATATATAATGGATCAGGAAGCATTTCGCTTCCTCCAAATCCTAAAATCCTATAACCAAAACTCATTTAATCCCTTTATGCGTCATTAGCTGAATCGGTAGTAAAAAATAATTTAACTCCGAGTAGCCTTGCATCTTCTGTCATGTCATCATTACCATCAGATACATCTCTAAAAATTCTAAAAAAACAAAGTTCATCATCACCTGGCGAACCAGCTATCGTAACTGCTGAACTTTCCGCAGTAACCATACAATCTTCTGCCGCACTAAGATTATCATCTGTTACAACAATTGCTGTTCCATAAGCAACGTCAATTGTATTATCGTTTGCACACGCAACACCTTGTAAACCCCAAGCAACTCCATCAGTATCGGTTGCAGTTGTAGTCCAAAAAACTTGAAAAGTAATTGTACTTGCATTCCATGATTTAGGAAAAGCTATAGAAAATTGCGCATGTTCATCAGAACTTGCATCAAAATCTAAAACATCTAAATCTGGTCTGCCAGAAGTTGTTTCAACTCTTGTTCCTGTAGCACAACCATTTGATACTGTTGGTGTAATTGCTGTTGATGGAATCCAAATTGAATCCTTACCAGCAATTTTAATCGCAGAAGTAGTGCCTCCACCATCTTTAGCTCTTACAGTTCCTGTTCCGTTTGGAACAAAATCAATATTTCTGTTTGATGTTGAAACTAAATCGTAAGTTACAACATCTAAATCTCCGCCTAATTGCGGAGAAGCGTCGTCAGCGACATCTGACATATCTCCAGATCCCAAACCTGTATTAATAATATCGGTTCCATTGTGATAACATAAATAAGTTCTACCCTCTGATAAAGCAAAACCTGTTTGACCTGTGACTTTAAAAGTTAAAGTATCTCCAGAATGAGTTGTGTTATCAAAAACAATAAATGGTTTTAAAATAGACGCTGATCC